CTGATATCCTTCGGGGTGTCAGCAACCCTTACTATTTATGGAGAAAACAAATGAGTAAATATATTGAATCATTACTTGCGGAGCGTGCAGGCTACGAACGCAGAGGTTTGAAAGATCGTGTTAAAGCGGTTGACGTTGCGCTTCGTGAGGCAGGTTTTGATCACAAATATATGACCCCTGAAATAGATGTTGAAGTTGCTGTACAAGAATTGAAAACAGAAACAGCATCATTGAATCGTGGCAAAAAAAAGAAAGAATAAAATATGGCAATTACGAACGGTTACTGCACTCTTGCCGAATTGAAATCTGCGTTGCGCATTACTGATTCAACTGATGACACGCTTTTAGAAAATGCTATTGAGTCTGCTTCTCGGCGCATTGATGGCTACACAGGCAGGTTCTTTTATCAGACGACTAGCACTGCTGTTCCGATGTTTCCTTACAACGAATATCTGCTTGTGTTTAACAGAGATGTTGCAACTACAACTATCACGATCAAGATTGATTCGTTAGCCAACGGCACTTATGCTCAGACTTTGACGCAAGGCGTAGATTATGTTTTACAGCCTAGAAATGTTCCGATCTTCCCACGACCTTACGAATCGGCACGAATGGTTGGTGGCAATACTTTTCCTCTTTTAACTACGCCAGCGTTTGAAACTGTGCAAGTTACAACGGTTTGGGGTTGGGCTGCTGTGCCTGATGATATTAACCAAGCGTGCATTTTGCTTTCTATGCGCCAGTTCGCACGCCTTAATGCCTCGCTTGGTGTTGTCGGGTTCGCTGATATGGCGATAACGGTTCGTGCTGTTGACCCTGATGTGCGTGATCTATTGTCGCCGTATCGCAGGTTTGGTATCGCTTAATGCCTGCCACTATTTTGCAAGTCGCTACAGGGTTGGCAACTAATCTTGCAACTGTTAGTGGTTTGCGTGCAACTTCTTTTCAACCTGAGCAACTGAATCCACCGTTGGCGTTTCCTGTTTTGAACTCTGTTAATTATCATCGTGCGATGGGTGGCGGTGATGTCACTATGGATTGGACTATATTCGTGATTGTTGGCAGATATGTTGATCGGAATGCCTACACAATTCTTGATGGTTTTCTTTCCTACTCAGGTGCTACCAGTATTCGTGCAGCGATTGAATCAGATAAAACACTTGGTGGCGTGTGCCAAACTTTGGTGCTACCATCGGGTGCGAACATAACAAGTTTGAATTCTGCTGATGCAGAGTTTTTACAAATTCAATTTCAAGTAACTGTTCACGGATAGGAATGTGATGACAAACTATAAAGTGGTTAGCGACAACTGCACACTAGGTAAACAGGGCGACAACATTAACGGCGATGACCTTGAAGGTTTCAATGTTGATGCGCTTGTTGCTGGTGGACATCTTGCGGAAGTTAATGTTAAAGTAGCAAAACAAGAACCTAAAGAAATGGACAAATAAAATGGCTGTCAAAGTTTTAACAAACGCATCAATCACCGTGAATGCGATTGACCTATCCACGAAATCTAACTCAGTCACCCTAAATTACGAAATTGATTCCGTAGAGGTAACGGCGTTCGGCGATGGTGGGCACAAGTTCGCAGGTGGTTTGCAAAATAATTCTGTTGATATTGAATTTATGCAAGACTTCGCTACAAGCCAAGTTGAAGCAACAATCTTTCCTCTTGTTGGCACAACCACAACTCTTGTCATCAAACACGAAACAGGTATTGCTACACCTACGAACCCGACCTACACGATCACAGGGGCGTTCCTTGCAGCGCATACACCTGTGGCTGGCGCAGTCGGAGAGTTGATGATGACTTCGCTATCGTTCACTGGCGGAACACTCGTTAAAACAACTGCATAAATAAAAACTATTAGAAGGAGAAGTAATGCGAATTGCTTTAGAAGTTGAATACCTAGACGGTACGAAAGAACCTGTTGATGCAGTGTTCGCTGACTTCGTTGGGTTTGAAAGAACGTGGCAAAGATCGGTTGTAAAGTTTGAACAAGAGATGCGTTTAACTGATCTTGCTTGGCTTGCTTGGTCTGCTCTTACACATCGCAACAAAACTAAATTAAAGTTTGACCCTGATTGGATTGGTACTGTTGCGCAGGTGTTGCCACGAGATGAGGCTGAAAGCCCTTTAGAGAAATAAAGTTTGGTGATGATTCCGCACATTGGCTGATTGCTCACCTTGCTCATGAGTATCATATTGCGCCAACAGTTTTACTTAATGAGAGCGAATCAATGTTGAACACGATGCTGGCTTATCATCGTTGGGTTGTTAAGCAATCGCAAACGAAACGCCGTTAGTTGTATGATGTTCGGCTATGGCAACAGAACTAAAGTTCAATGGCATCAACGAAACTTTGCGCTATTTGAAACAGTATGAGAAAGATTTGTTTGTTGCTTTGCGTAAAGATTTAGTTGCTAAGGCAACGCCGTTAGCGCAACTTGTTGGCAGTCGGTTTCCTGCTCAACCGTTAAGCAACTGGCATAGTTCAGGTGATCGTAGAGGTGCTGCTCGTATGCCTCCGTATATGGTTGGCAAAGCAAGAGCAGGTGTGAAACCGATAGCAGGCACAGGTTCAAGTCGTGGCAAGGGTCAAGTTATTTTGCGTATTCAACAGAAAGATGCAGGCGCACAGGTTTATGATTCTGCTGGTCGTGGCAACTATGAAACTGTTGGCTCAACTTTCATAAATAATCTTGACAAGAAATCACCTACAAAAAGCAAGCGTGGCATAACTCGTTCACGCATAATGTTTGGCGCAGTTAAAGGTAATGAAGCGATGATTGAACGAGATGTTTTAGAGATCATAAAAACGGTTGATGCTTATACAACCAAAGCAATTATGAGCAATCAAAAGTAAGGTGCATTTATGGCTGTTGGCGTAAACATCGTTTCCGATTTTGATGCAAAGGGTATCAAGAAGGCGATCTCGGATTTCAAGAAACTTGAAGGCGCAGGAAATAAAGCAACATTCGGTTTACGCACATTTGATAGTGCTGTTACTAACGGCATTAAAAATATTGCGAAGATGGGTGCTGCTGTTGGTGCTGTCGCTGGCGTAATCGGTTTCAAACTTGCTGAGGCTGCGTATGAGTCGCAAAAGGTTTTAGCACAAACCGAAGCAATCATTAAAGCAACTGGTAGTGCTGCTGGTGTTACTTCGGCAGATGTCGCAAAACTGTCCGACAAATTATCTATGCAGATCGGTGTAGATGATGAATTGATTCAAAAGTCTGCGAACTTGTTACTAACTTTTAAGCAAGTACAAAATCAAGTTGGCGCTAACAACAACATCTTTGATCAAGCGGTAACGCTTTCACAAGATTTGGGTAATGTGTTTGGTTCTGCTGAGGCTGCTGCGATGCAACTTGGTAAAGCATTGAGCGACCCTGAGAAAGGTATTACAGCATTAAGGCGTGCTGGCATCAACTTCACTGAGCAACAAAAAGAACAGATTGCAACTCTTGTTGCTTCTGGTGACGTGTTAGGCGCACAGAAATTAATCTTGCAAGAAGTTGAATCGCAAGTTGGTGGCACTGCTGCTGCTTCTGCTACTGGTTTTGAAAAGATGCAAGTTGCTTTAGGAAATGTTGCTGAAAAGTTTGGTGCGTTGTTGATTCCTGTTGTTGAACGGTTCGCTAAGTTTGTTATAGAAAATGTTGTTCCGTACCTCAATAAACTTGCTGAGGTTATCGGCGAGCAGGGTGTCGGTGGCGGTATCCGTATGTTGGCTGGCGACTTCTTAAATATGACGACCAATATGGGCAAGTTTGGAAACACTTTGCTTGTGCTGATCGCTGCGTTCACGGCATTTCGCTTAATTGCGATTGCTGCTGCTATATCACAGACTTTGTTTAATACTGCCCTACTTGCTAATCCGATTGGTATTGCTGTTGCAGCGTTTATTGCTATTGGCGTGGCTGTTGTCGCTGCTTATCTAAAGTTTGAAGTGTTCAGAAAAGTTGTTAATTTTGTAATTAATGCTGTGATCAGTTACATAGAAAATGTGGTGAACATTTGGATTAAAGGTTTTAATTCAATTATTTCTGCAATCAATTTGTTAATCAAAGCAGCGAACTTTTTTGGTGCAGGCTTACCTGAGTTAGGCAAGATTGGTGAAGTTTCGTTCGGGCGTATTAGTACAGCAGCGCAGAAAGCGTCAGAACAAATCTTTAAGACGATCGGTGCGATACAGGCAGCGAAGAACGCTGAACGGCAAGGAATAAATCTGCCTACAGTCAGTGCTAGCGGTGGCGCTGAAACTCCTCCTGCTGGCGGTGGTGCTGCGAAAGCGGTTGAGACTGTTACAGAGAAACTTAAAAAATATATTGACGCAATCAAGGGTGTAACACAGGCACAGCGATCTGCTCGTGATGCAACGAAACAAGTTCTAGAAGCAAATAACTCTTTGAGTGAGGCAACACAAAAACTTAGTTTGGCTCAAGAAAACTTTAACCAAATCATCAGAGGATATGGGCGAGACAGTAAGCAAGCGAACGACAAACAGAAGTTGCTTACAAAGGCGCAACGATCATTAGAGAAGTCTGGCTACGATGTTGAAGCATCAATTTTTGCTGTTAAAGATGCTGAAAAGAAACTTGCCGAAGTTCGTGCTGACCCTGAATCAAACTTAACCAATATCCGTGAAGCAGAGATCGCTTTAGCGCAAGCGAAATTGAATGTTGCTGATGCAACTGACTCGCAAGCAGAGGCAACTGACGCTTTAACAGAAGCACAAACAATGCTTGATGAGGTCGTGAATGGCGCAAAGATTGGCTCTGATGCTTACACGGAGGCGCTAGAGAAAGTTAATGAGGCTAAGGCTGCACAAGTCAATGCTTCGGACAAAGTGATTGATGCGCTTGAGCGTGAGAAAGATGCTGTTGAAAAATTAACTGAGGCAGAACAAAAACGTGCTGACGCTGGCAAAGGTGTTCCTGCTGCATTGAAGCGAACTGCTGACGCTGCGCAAGAAGTAGTGAGTGTTGTTTCTGCTGTTGTTGCGCCAGTGGTCGCTGCTGTTGCTGCGGTTGTTGAAACTGTTTCTAATGTCGCCTCTAAGACTGCTGAACAAGTTGCGGTTGATGCAGGATACTTAACACAAGAACAAGCACAAGCGTTAGAGCAACGGCGAGGCATCAGAGCATTCGCTAGCGGTGGCATTGTTACGAAACCGATGATGGGGCTTGTGGGTGAGGCTGGCGCAGAGGCAATTATTCCGTTAGATCGTTTAGGCAATATGGGCAACACATACAACATTTCTGTTACCGCAGGTATGGGCGCTGATGGTAAAGATATTGGTACACAGATTGTTAATGCTTTGAAAAGGTATGAGCGAACGAACGGTGCTATTCCGATTACGGTGGCATAGTGGCAACAACTCTTGCATCGGGTGAAGTTCTAACTGTTCTGGCTGAAGTTGGTTTTATTGCTAACCAGTTTCGTTTAGACGACGCTGAAGCAGGCGTGCTAGATAATACTGAGTATGTTTTAGATGGCAACTTGCTCGGTGTGGACATTACCGAGTTTTGTCAAAACATTTCTATTACTCGTGGCAGACAAGATCAGTTCGCACAATTTGGCGCAGGTCAATGTTCAATCACTTTGCTAAACAACGACAGAAGGTTTGACCCGATTAACACAGCCTCGCCTTATTACGATGCTACGGCTGGTCGTTCGGGTGTTGTGCCTCGCAGAAAAGTTACAGTGCAATCAGGCAGCAACTATCTTTTCACAGGGCGTATAACTGACATTGATGTTCAATACAATTACAACTTAAGCACCGTTGAGATCACTTCGGCTGATGATTTTGTTTTGTTAGCGAACACAGTTGTTGAAGCAGACATCACACCATCGGTAGAGTTATCGGGCGCACGAGTTGATTTTCTTTTAGATTTGCCTGAGATCGCCTACCCTGCTGCGACTAGAGATATTGCTACAGGTTTAACAACGCTAGGTGCTTTTCAAATTGATGCCAACACAAACGCCTTAACATATCTGCAACAGATCGCCACAAGTGAACAGGGTGCTTGTTTTATCTCTGCTGATGGCAAACTAACTTTCACTGATCGTCTTTCAGCAACCTTTGCGACTATCTCGGCGGTGTTTGCTGATGATGGCACAAACATTCCTTACACAGCGTTATCGGTTATTTACGGTCAAGAGTTTCTGTATAACAGGGTTCAGGCAACAGTTCAAGGTGGTGTTGTTCAGCCTGCTGATGATGCTGCCTCGCAAACCGAGTTCGGTGTTTCTACTTTGGCGTTAAGTGATTTGTTGCTGGCAGATAATACTGCTGCGCTTACTTTGGCGAACTATTTGTTGGGCTTGTATAAGAATCCGCAGTACCGTTTTGATGATCTAGGTTTAGTGGTTTCTGCGATGTCAGCAGGCGATAGGAACACGATTAACGCTTTAGAGTTGCAAGACACAGTTTCTATTAAGCGCACTTTCACTACTGGTTCGCCTGCTTCGGTTACAGATTTTTATGAGGTAGAAAGATTGAATCATCAGATCACAGCAGGCGAACATCGTGTTTCTATTGGTTTGTTTAATGCTGAAATCTTGTATCAGTTAATTCTTGATGATGCCGTGTTCGGCACGCTTGATGGCGACAACGCCCTTGCGTAGTGTACAATAACCGAAATGGCACGCCAAACCTTTACAGCAGCGCAAATCCTGACCGCTGCACAAATGAACACGCTGCAGGACAGCGTGTGGTCTGATGATGTAAACACGCAAACTGGAACTTCGTACACACTTGTTTTAACGGATTCAGGCAAGCAGGTTACGATGAGCAACGCTTCAGCAAGCACGCTCACAATTCCACCAAACGCCTCTGTAGCGTTCGCTGTTGGTGTTCGCATACAGGTTATTCAGTTGGGTGCAGGCGCAGTGACTTTGACTGCTGGCGCAGGCGTGACAGTTAATTCGCTTTCCACTTCGCTTATTCTTGGTCAGTATCAGGTGGCGACTTTGATTAAGCAGGCAACTAATACTTGGATTGCTAATCTTGGTGGTTCGGGTGGTGCTGCTGACAGTGATCAAGGTATTTTGGCTAGTCAAATATTCGGATAACAAAAGGAAATTATGGCATCAACATTTAGCAAACAACTTCTTTCAGGTAGCACTAACGGTAAAGCGATCAAGGTTGCTGCGACTGCTACGGCTGGCACAACGATTCATACAGCAGTTTCGGGCACTAGCGACATTGACGAAATTTGGTTGTATGCGGTAAACAGTTCTGCTTCGGCAGTGAAATTAACTTTAGAGTGGGGCGAGGCTACTGCACCTGATGGCAACATTGAATTATCTATTGCTGCTGAGTCGGGGCTTGTTTTGGTTTGCGCTGGTTTGTTGTTGCAGAACTCGCTTGTTGTTAAAGCGTTCGCTGGTACTGCCAATGTGATCTTGTTACACGGATACGCAAACAGAATTACTGTTTAGGGTCAGAGATGTCTAGGTTCGGTTCTCGCACTAGAGTTTCAACATATCTGAGTGACTGGATGCCGTCAGGTGATACGAGTCGTCAGAGTGTTGCAGGTTATGTCGCTGGCGGTCAAACACCTAGTTACATAAATCGTATAGATAAGTTTGCTTTTCCAAATGACACTAAAAGTACCTTGAGCGCAACTTTGACGCAGAACATAGCGTTCTCTGCTGGCTTTGCGAACAGTGGCGTTGCTGGTTACTCGGCTGGAGGTGATGACCCATCGGTGAATACGATCAGCAAGATTTCGTTTCCTGCTGACACGAGGACTACTTTGGTTGCAACAACATCATCAATCATTTACTCGGCAACTGGTTTTGCTAACTCAGGTGTTGCAGGATATATTTCAGGCGGATTTGACAATGCTGGTGGCGTAGCAGTTGATAGGACAGATAAAATAACTTTTCCTGCTGACACAAAAACAATTATTAGTGCAGTTTTAACAACTGTTGTTCGTGAACCTGCTGGATTCTCTGATACTAGTGTTGCAGGTTATATTGCTGGCGGTCTTAGCGGTGCAACCTTATTTAGTCGTATAGACAAAATAACTTTTCCTGCTGACACCAAAAGTACCTTGAGCGCAACATTGACGACAGCAGCAGATTTTATTTGTGGCTTTTCAAATTATGGTGTTGCTGGCTATACCGCAGGTGGCGAAGATAGTGGTGGATTTTTGAGCCGATTAGATAAAATTGCTTTTCCTTCTGACACCAAAAGTACCTTGAGTGCAACATTGACGAGCGTTGTCGGTAAGTCTCCAGCAGGTTTTTCTGATAATGGTGTTGCTGGTTATGTTGCTGGTGGTGTTACTACTGGTCCGACTCGTTTAGATCGTGTAGATAAGATTGCTTTTCCTGCTGATACTAAATCTACTTTGTCGGCAGTTCTTACTGCTGCGACACAAAATATTAATTGTGGTTTTGCTGATTGTGGGGTTCTCTGATGCGTGAAGATATCCAACTCTCTTTCATTGAATGTCAAATGCCACGAACCCCATACCAACTGGAACGCTTCGTGGTTGGGCAACACGACACACCAGAAATGCAATTCGTTCAAGTGTGCCGAGAACTAGAGGCGTTGTACTACACGATCAAAGAAGTCGGTATGGCGAACAAGAAAACTGAACTAGAGATAGCGAAACTTCGTGCAACAGGTGACGAGATTGATTCAATAGATGCTGACATTAAAGAACTAGGTTTAGAACGAACACGACTTGTCGCTATCGGCGCACGCCGTGAACTTGATGAGTTAATCAAAATGTATGACCAGATGCCTCACTTCACACGCCAACAGATAGATGAGTCGCAACCTGATTATTGGCAGGCACGACTTGGCAGGCAAGCCAATTTGCAGATGATGGCTGGCGGTGCAGGTTGGGCGCACCTAGAAGCATTAGATCAGATTGGTGTTCTTCAACCTATGATTCAAGCGCAACAAGAAAAAGCAAAGGAACTATTATGAAATATGCACAGTGGACAATTTGCCGACCTGAGGGTTCTACTCCTGAGCCTTTGATTCGTAGTCGTGGCGGTCAAGCATCGGGTGGTTTTATGAAAGATTCTGAAACAGTTGTTGGCTATGTTTGGTCTGATTGTGATCTGACAGGTTTAGATAAATGGAACTTTTCTACAATGACAAACACGCAGGCGATGACGATTGCAAAGGGTTTGAATCCTGAGTGTTTCTTTTGTGATGATGGCACGATTCAAGCACCACAAGTTGCGGTATAAATGTTGCCTGATTAGCGGTATTGTACCCCTAAATGAGGACGAACAGTAGTGTCTGATGCGTACTTATAACATCGTTTAACGCCATTATCGTTACACTAGTATTCCGAAAATGGAACAGAAATGAAACGATTTAGTCGCTGGCTTGTTCCGCTTCCTGCTGTGTTGTTCAGTTTCTATCCTTTGACAGCGCACGCCGAACCTGTAGCAGGGTTGAACGCTGTTGGTTACAAGATCACTTCTGCACCACCAAACAAATCTGATCTTCAATATGTTTCTTGCGGTAGTGAAACAGAGAACAACATCAACCGAAACTTTGACGGCGAACCATTTCAACAATGTGGCGCAGATTGGTTTATGGTTCACTACACAGGGTTTATTACAATCCCTGAGAATCAAACAATAAGTTTTAAGGTTGCTGCTGATGATGGTGGCACAGTCAAGATCGGTGAAACAGAATTCGGCACTTGGAACAATAAAGGTTGCTCGTGGTCTGCTGAAACTTCAACAGTGTTTGTTGGCAACAGTTATTTGCTTGATGGCTGGTTTTATGAAGGAGGCGGTTTAACTTGTTTTATGTTGGCTTGGAATATCAATGATCAGGGCTGGCAGATTGTTCCCGATAGTGCGTTTACGAGTTCAGCCATCGCCACAACAACCACAACACTAGAAGTATCCACAACCACGACATCGCTTGGAACAACATCTACATCAACCCTTCCTGCAGAAACTTCCACAACAACATCAACAACTCAACTAGCAACAACCACAACGACTGCCACCACAACCACAACTGTTCTAATACCTTCACAGACAACTACGACTTCAGTTTCACCTGTAACAACTTCACCCACACCCACACCGATAACGCAACTAGAACCTCAGCCCATAGCCATCGCCCCGATGCCTGAGATAGAAACAACAACCAAAACTTTACCAGCGACAACAGTTCGCCTAGAAACCACCACATCAGTTGAAACATTTGTTACTTCTTCACTGATGCCCGAAACCACCACAACAAGAGCCACATTAGAAACCATAAAGACCACGACCAGCCTGCCACTACCCACAAGATCAACGACAACAACAAAAGCATCAGATCAGCCTACAGAACCAGTAAAGCCTTCAACGACTTCGCCAGCAGACGCTCTAGGAAGCGTTTTAAGCCCTGTTTCGGTCGCTACCCTACCTGTACCACCCTCACTAATTACGCCTTCAACAGAATTGAAACTGACAGTTATGAACAACAACAAAGACGCAGCACCGCAACCGATTGATCAAAAAGTGTTTGTTGATGTAATAAAAGTGTTGAGCGTGGCAACCCCTGAACAGATTGTGGCAATCGTTAGTGAGGTTGTGCAATCAGATTTAAGCCAAACGCAAGCACTTGAATTGGCAACTGCACCTGCTGTTCTTCAAGCGATCACCGAGACACAAGCAGAACAGGTCTTTGAAAATATTGTGCCTGAACTTTTAACAGATCAGGAAGCAGAACAATTCATTTTGGCTGTTCAAGATGCGCCAACAAAAGTGAAGAAAGCGTTTGAAAAAACTTTAGATATTTTTGGTTCACAATTTGAAAACTATGTTGCTGTTGGTTCTAGTATCCCTGTGTCACAACGGCGCAGCCTTGTTGCTGTTGGTAGTCTGATGACAATGTTGCCACCACCTGTAAAGAGGTTTAGATGAAAAAACTTTTAGATTATTTGATTGATAACACTTGGACACTGGCTGGCACAGGTCTAGTGCTGATCACTTTGTCGGGCACAACTTTTAAACAGGCGATGCTTCTCACAGGTGTTGCGATTGTTATACACTCGGTGCTTACCTTCAACGCAAAGGACTAGCAGATGAAAAAAGCACAAGACATAGCACAACGATTGACCGCACTTTTTATGGCAAACGCTTTAGCGATCATTACTGGTTCAGCGATTGTTGGCGGTATCCCTGTTTGGAAAGCAGCAGCGCTCGCAGGATTCACAGCAGTTGCACAGGTCGCAGAAAAACTTGCTCGTGCTTCTGTTGATGGCAATTTGAGTACACAAGAAATATCTGATGCGTTCGGCGGTAATGGTAAAAAGGTTTCCGAATAAAATGATTAGAGCGTACACAGGTAACAAAGATGGTTTGGGAACTGGCGAGCGTAAAGGTTTAACAGTTTTTATTAAAGAACTTTGCAAGCGTTACCCTGCGCTGTGGAATAACGGAAGTTTTGTTAATCGTTCTATGCGAGGCAAACAAGGTTCATTATCGGTGCACGCTACAGGGCGTGCAGTTGATCTATCTTTCAGATTTATGCCAAATCATAAAGACAGTTCAAACACTAAAGGTATTAAAGATGGTGGTCGTAAGCAGGCGATGGAGGCGATGGATTTTGTTGTAAAGCACGCTGACGCTTTCGGGCTTGAGTGCATCTTGGATTACTTCCCGATTCCTCACGGTAGAGGCTGGCGGTGTGATCGTAAGGCTTGGACTGTATATACGAAGTCTGAGATTCACGGTGCGCCGATGGGCGATTGGCTGCACTTTGAGATATCCCCAAAGATGGCTGATGATGCTGAGGCTATGCGAGCAGCGTTTAGTGCGATACCATTAACGGCTGAGGCTATCTGATGGATAGTTCAGCAATAGTTGTTGCCATTATCGGGGCGATAGGCGCAATCATTGTTGGGTTTATGCAGTCGTTTAAGAAAGAAGCAAGAGAAGCAAACAAAACTAATAGTGAAGATCACGCCATTGTTCAGTCGCAGTTAAGAATGATTTTCAAAACAGTTAATCGGGTAGATGACAAGTTAGAAAAACATATCAACCAACACGAAGAAGGAACATTGAATGGGCAAGTTACTAGATCAGATAAAAAACACACCTAGCAAAACAGGTGGCGCTAAAAGCAGTCTTGACACAATTCTTAACAGTTTAGAAAAACAAGATCAACAAGATTTGCTGGTCGCTTTAGCAGAT